TATATTAAATTCATCAATAGATGAATTACAAATAAGTCATGGTTGTAATTCAAGAGAAGAAACTTTAGATAAAATTTCTAGTGTATATCAAAAATTCCCTAATCTTAATTTACAAATTTTCTCATTAAAAAATGAAACAAAACTCATTAAAGATATTAAAGAATCTGGTATGGATGTAGGATTTAATATTAAAGATGTATTTAATATTAATAAAAAAGGTAATTGGGATAATCCTAATATATTAAAAACATTTACTAAATATATATTTGGTGATAGATTTACTTATAATAGTAGTTATTTTGGTAAAATATCAAAAGAAAATAATAGGACATTAACTATTGAACATGGTGTGACTGTTGTATTAATGTTTCTACCTATAAATACTAAAGCGAGTATTAACGATTTAACAAATAAATATAAAGATTTCCTATTAAATAATGAATATATATCTGAAAGATATGATGTTATGCCTATTACATCAGGTGAAAAATCTATAGTTAATAAAGACTTAAAATCACAAATTAATAATAGAATTGAATCATGTAAAAGTGAACAAAAACATTTAATTATTCTGGCTGGATGGATGCTATCATTAGCTATTACTATTAAAGAATGTGATATTGTGATTTTAGCTAACGATACTAAAAGTCCTGACGCTTGGATTCAAATGACTGAACGTTCGGGAACTCCTAATGTTCGTAAAAATGATTGTTATGTTTTAGATATGAATTTACATCGATCTATTAAATTCTTAATTAATCAATATAATATACCTACCAATACAACAAATAAAATAGTAGATACAATTAAATATATACATACTAATAATTTAATAGATATATCTATTAATGATACCAGTATTAAAGATTTAAATCCAAATAAGATTGATGATATTCTTGATATTATTAGAAAAGAATTTCATGAATATCAAAGAAATACTAAAATAGACTATGATAATTATATTAATATGGAAGAAACTAGAGATATTTTAAATTCATTATCTAATATTGACGGTGAATTAAGAAAAAATATATTTCAATTTATTAATAAGGGTAAAATAATTAAAAAAACTATTAAAGTTGATATAGATGTTGGTGAATCTGATATGCCTACTGGTCAAGAAATCATTCCTCAACCAGAGGATGAATCTTTACCAGAGGATGAATCTCTATCAGAAGACGGATCTCAACTAGAGGATGACACTCAATCAGAGGATGAACCTCAACCAGAGGATGAAGATGAAGAAATTGATATAGATTCTTTTAAAAGAATATTTAATAATCTTTATAAAACATTATTATATTTATATTCTATTAGAATGAGAGATCTTGGTGAAGAAATTATTATTAAAAATATAAATATGTTGGAAGGTATATTTGATGAAATATATAAAACACAAAAAGAAAAATTATTTATACATATATCTTCATGGTATGATGGTAATTATAATCATATAGATTATAATATGTTAAAACAAATTATATTAGCACTTAAAAATAATTTATTAGATAATAATATACAAAACATTATGTCCGATTTAAATGATATTATTAATGACCCTATCCGCTTATCAGAATGGTGTGATAGTAATCTTATTAGTTCTGACATTAATAGAATGAATTCTGGTGAAGTATTTACTCCATTACATTTAATTGATGATATGTTCAGACCTATGGAACGTATTGATCCTAATTATATTCATAAGGATATGAAAGTATTAGATTTATGTGGTGGTAGAGGTAATGGGTCAGCTTATATGTATAATATGTTATTTTATAATAAAAATATAATAAATGATTTTCCGGATGAAAATGATAGAAAACAACATATATTAAATAATATGTTATATATATCTGAAATAGATCCTACAAATATTTCAATATTAAAAGATTTATTCGGAGAAAATAATAACAATATTATACCAGGGGATGCTATTGGTAGATCCTCTAGCGGTATATTATCCGTTAAAGATCCAACTAAATTTAAATTATATAAATACTTTCAAGAATTAGATATTAATTTTGATATAATTTTCACAAATCCTCCTTACCAGGGACCTAATTTAAAAAAACCAGGAAAGTTTAATGGTCAACCCTTCTATTTCCATTTTATAAGATTAGCGATTTCATTATTAAAAGATAATGGTTTATTATTCGCTATTCATCCACCAACATGGAAGAAATTTTCAGTTGAAAGAAGCAAACATAATACAGATTGGTTTATTAAAGATAGTACATTTCTTTACCTTAATGTATCTGATAAAGAAGATAAATTTGAGGGTAAAACACAAAAAGCAGTTGATTATTATATCCTTAAGAAAAAAATTAATAATAATTCTGTTGAAACATTAATTAATTCTGAATATAATGAAGAAAAATACGAAGGTAAATTATTAATTAGAAATGATTCACATTGTCTTCCTAAATATATTAATAATAAAAATATTGAATTATTTAATAAATTAAATATTGGTAATGGAAATACAATGAATATTACATTTGATAGGCAAGGTCCTGATAATGGTATTGATAAAAATAAATTAAGATTTCATTATGTTAATAACAAAAAACGTCATTTAAATGAATCTTCTGATGAATTCCCTTATAAAATATATGGTCAATTTAACAACGGTAGTCCTGATTATAATTATTCATCTATTGATAATGAAAATAGAATAAAGAATAAAATTATTATGGGACTAAAAATTAAACTTAGAGATTTTAATAGTTCTATTATTATAGATCAAGGTAATATAATACCTGGAAATGAAAGTCTTCATATCTTAGATGAAGATATGGATAATTTAAAATATTATGAAAAATTATTAAAATCTAATTTATTTAAATTTATATTAAATTTATCAACATATTCTAGAACACATCAAGGAGATGATCAGTTAGAGTTTAAATTCTTAAACACTATTAATTTCCCTCGGAAAGAATTTATTGATCAAAATAATATAAATAAATCATTATATGAATTTTATAATTTTGATATCAAAGATATATTGTATATTAATAATATCTGTAATAATAGAAAAGAACTAATCTCTGATAATTGGAATAGTTTAAAAAATGAATATAGTTTGTTAGGTAGGAAAGATACAATAATAGAAACAGTTATTAAAAAATTTAAAGATAATAAAATAAATATTGATAATATTGAAGATAATATTCAAGATGGTAATATAATATTAACAATTAATAATGAAACATTTAAGTATAATTATATTAATAATAAATATTATGATTATGATACAGATGAAGATATTACTATGAAATGTATTATTAAATATTATATATATTAATCAAAATAAACACGGTTGTTTAAATATTTCTACCTCTTTCTTTTTAGCGTTTTTTTTTCTAGTTTTATAATCTATTTTTTCTTCTGAATCATCATCGTATAATTCATATCTCTTACTTTTATATAATTTAACACGCTTTGTAGACTGTTTCTCAAAGCATGGAATATTTTCATCAATAATATCTAATATTATCTTGTGAAACTCACCATATTTTCTAAATATCCTACCAATTGATTGTTCACAATTACCTATAGGACTTGCCATTATACATGTATCTAATGTAGGTATATCAGCACCCTCCGAAAACATCTGATATGATCCTAATATACATCTTAATTTAGATGTTTGTTCTAATAATTCTGGGTGTATCCCACCTATATACAGTCCTGCTACTTCTTCTTTATAATATTCATTTATAATATCCATCATATCTATTAAATGTTGTCGGCGCTCACTTAATATTAATACTGTTCTACCTTCATCGTAATATTTATACAGATAATTTAAAATTAAATCTGTTCTAGGTTTATATTCACATATTTGATTTACCATTTTAGGTCTACAAACAGTACCATTATATATAGTTTGTTTTTTACAATATTTAGGATCTTCAGATATATAATGAATTAATCTTGTTTCCACTCTATGATTATTTATTTCTTCTGGTGATTCATATACAATATTGCCTAGATACCATTGAAATACATGATGTGTATTATCGGCACGTTTAATAGTGGCGGATAATCCTAGTGTATATTTAGGTGATATAACTTTCATTGCTCTAGAAAAAACCTCTGCGGATAAATGGTGTGCTTCGTCAAATATAGCGAGTCCAAACTGTTCGAATAAATTATTAGCATATTCTTTCATAGAAATGCTCTGTAACATACCTAATACTATATCTTTACCCTCTGTATCAATCGTTTTTCCTTGGATATAGCCTATTTTAGCATTCGGAATGAACTGATTAATCCGTTCAGCCCATTGCGTTAATAAGAACGATTTGTGACACACAACAATTACTTTCTTTTTTAAACTACAAGCAATATTTAGAGCTAATACTGTTTTACCTCCACCACACTTTAATGAAATTAATCCTCCACCTCTATCCCTAGCAACACTTAAATATGCTTCGGCAATTGGTTTTTGTATTGGTCTTAACTCACCTTTAAATTCAAGATTAGGTGCGGGAATACCATCTGGTAATTTATTTGATAATGGTGAACCAAAATTATCTATACCATAAAATCTAGGAACATATAAGGATGATGGTGATTCTGATAATATATTAAATTTTTTGTCTTTATTTTGACCACCTTTTACCGGATCATATATATATGGAATTATTAATAAATCTTTTTTGATTTTCGATATTTGTTGAGAGGTTAATTCTTTTTTTTTGATTTTATATCCATATGAAGTTATAGATGTTTTCATATTTCACTTATATATTATTATGATTATATATTTAAATATAAAATAATCAAATTTAATGATCTTTCATATGTATTTCATATGATATTATATTAGGAAATGACCTTTTACATTTCTTACAATAATATGGATTTAAAAATGGTACTTCAGATTGTCTTTGATTTTTCTTTCTATGTAATCTTCTAAGTATTCTAAAAAAACACATTATATATATATAATAATCATATATTATTTAACTCGTGATTATCCATATGTTTTTTGAATGATTCCCATTTCTTAAATTATCTCATTTATACACCAATATACATTTTTAATTAAATTTTCTTTATCATATTTTTTTTAAATAAAACATTTAAAACACATTATATATTATTAAATATTATTTATGTCGTGTCTTTATTTTTAATGATACCTAATCTAGATAAAAATACATCAAGTTTATTATCCAAATCCTGATTGACATATGATATGATAGCGAAAGATAATAATATCGCACCATTCATATTTAATGTGTCTGAACCCTTATATTTTACATATTTATGTATGTATATAGGGATATTCTTAATTATGAATTTTAAAGAATATGTAAATAATGTAATTAAAATTATCTCCTTACATAAATGATATATAATAGTTTTCATAGGAATCTTATTTATTTCTTCTATATCCATTTCACCATATGTTATAGTAATACGATTTATTATATGAGAAACTAATACCCCACCGAAGAAAAAATATAAACCTATAAGAGATATATCAATTAATTTAAATATGAAATCCATATATATAATAATTATATAATATTTAAAAATATATTCTTTATTATAATATAAATGGGAAAAAATATGATATTAACACAATATTTAAAGCAACATCAGGATGCTTTAGAAAAGTATGGAAAATCGATAGTTTTAATGCAAGTTGGATCATTCTCAGAAATATATGCTTGTCTAGATGGCGAAGGACCTGATCTTAATGATATTTCAAATATTACTAATTGTTCAATTGCTATGAAATCTAAAGATTCTCCAAATGCGCACTATATGATCGGTTGGCCTAAGATAGCAGATTGTAAATATATCCCTCTTCTAATTAATGAAGGTTTCCATGTAATTATTATAGAACAAAAAGATGATTCACCTTCTACTCATATTGTTCGGGAAATCACTAATGTAATCTCTTCAGGGACAGCATTAGATTATAATATGAACGATTCTAATAATTTAATGAGTATTTATATAGAAAATCTAGATAATAATGGTAAAATATTCCATTCAGTTGGTTTATCTATTATTGATTTAGCAACGGGTAAAAGTTATTTAACACACATATTAGATGATATAAATAATAATCATTTATATGAAGTCATGATATCACACTTTATGAATATATACACACCTAGTGAAATTATAATTCATAATGGAGATTCTGATTTTAATAAAAATCATTATATTCAATTATTTAATATTCCTCATGAAAAAGTTTTAGTTAATTTCTTTAGTCCATTCAGAAAATATACAAAGATTCAATATCAAAATGAGTTTCTTCAAAAGATCTTTAAATTTAGCAATATGTGTTCACCTATTGAAAATATTCATTGTGAAACTAAACCAGAAACTGTATTATCATATATACTTCTTCTAGAATATGTTCATCAACACAGATCAAATATTATTAATAATCTTAATTTACCTGAGCATTTAGAAAATGTTTCTTATCTAAATCTAACTAATAATTCTATTAGACAACTTAATGTTATATCTAATAATAATCATTATAAAGGTAAACATGATTCTCTAATTACTATAGTGAATCAATGCAAAACTCCATTAGGAAAAAGGTTATTAAGAGAACGTCTAACTCATCCTTTAATTAAACATGACGATATCCAAGAATCATATAATTTAATTGATTTATTTTTAATTGATCATTTTTATATTAATATTAGGGACACTATATCAAAAATTAGTGATATTGAAAAGTCTATTAGGAAGATGGGTATAGATATGTATTCTACAGATGAATTATTTTCAGATATAATTTCATTTAAATTTATTGATAAAACTTTAAAAATATTAAAAGATAATGTTTTAGTATCAGAAAAATTAAGTAATTATCATGAACATGTTTGTAATTATTATGATTTTATTAACGATATTAATCAGATATTTAATTGGGATAATTTTAATAGTAAAAATGATAATAATATTATTGAACGAAGTTTATTTAATGTAAATAAGTTTCAAGAAATAGATGATATTGATAAAGAAACTTATGATAATAAGAAAAGATTAGATTATATTTGTGAACGACTATCTAAATTCATTGATACAAAACAATCAAATTCTAATAGTCCATTACCTATTAAAATTGAATATTCAGATAAAGATAATTACTATATTTATACTACAAGTACAAGAGGTCTTAAACTAAAAGAAAGATTTAAGAATTTAAATAATCAAAATATAAACGTCAAAGATGAAGATGGTGAGCTTATTTATGCTTTGAAACCAGAGAATATAGTTTTTAAATCATGTAAAGGAGGTAATGTTAAAATAGAGTTAGATGAGATTGCTGTCATTTCAAATAATCTAATTAAATTAAATAAGCAATTATCTTTCTTGAATAATAAATATTATAATCAAACTATTCAAGAATTATATGAAAAATATAATGTTTCTTTAAAAGAAATTTGTAAATTAATTGCTGAGGTAGACTTCTATTCAAATGGTGCGCATCTTTCTATTAAAAATAGATATCATAAACCAACATTAATTCAATCTGATAAATCATTTATGAATATTAAAGAATTACGTCATCCGATTATAGAACTTATAAATGATAAACATGAATATATTACAAATGATATCAGTTTAGGAGTTGACCATGATGGAGTATTATTATATGGAACTAATTCATGTGGTAAGTCATCTTTAATGAAAGCAATTGGATTAAATCTAATATTAGCACAAGCAGGATTATTCACATCATGTTTAGGATTTGAATTTTCACCTTATAGAAAATTATATACTAGGATTCTTAATACTGACAACATATTCTCAGGTCATAGTTCATTCGTCGTGGAAATATCTGAATTAAGAGATATATTATATTCTGCTGATGAAAATAGTATTGTTTTAGCGGATGAACTCGCCATCGGGACTGAAACTACATCAGCATTATCAATTGTTTCATCAGCGATTAAATTATTATGCGAAAAAAATGTTTCATTTATCTGCACATCCCATTTACATCAGCTAAACAAAATCTCCATAATTCAGAATATTCCGAATCTAAAAACATATCATCTTAAAATAACTATGCAAGATGAAAAAATTATTTATGATAGAAAATTAGAAGAAGGACCAGGTCCCGCGATATACGGATTAACTGTTTGTCAAGCATTAAATCTTGGTAATGATTTTATATCTTTGGCTAGACAAGTACAAATGGAAATCAACGGTGAAAATAATAATGTTCTGAATGATAAACAATCAGTATATAATAAATCCATAGTTATGGATGAATGTTCAATGCCTATGTGTGATTGTAAAGCTGAAGAAACCCATCATATTGCAGAACAAGCAGACGCTGATGAAAATCAAAACTTTGATCATCATCACAAAAATAAAGCACATAATTTAATTCCATTATGTAAAAAATGTCATGCTCAAATCACTTATGGCAACCTACATATTTTCGGATGGAAAGAAACTTCCGAGGGAGATATCTTAGATTATGAATTTATGAATAATAAACAAGAAAAAAAATCAAATAAAAAATATTCTGATAAAGATATAAAACTTATAAAAAGATACTATGAAAAATATAATATAACATTAAGCAAAAAAAAGATAATAGACAAGTTATCATGTGATGAAGAATTAAAAATAGGTATGGCTACATTTAATAAAATTATTAAAGGGGATTATTAAATGAGTTTAGGATCAAAAACTTGCGCAAATTATATATATGTATGCGCAAATTATATATGAACATATTGTGTATGCGCAAAATTTATATATTATAAACTAAATATTTCTTAAATAAAAAAATATTAAGTTATAAATCAAATTTACTAAACTAAACTAATCCTAAAATATATACATCTCGCATTGAATTTAATAGTTTATGTACTGATTCTCTATCTTTAAACCTTTTCATAAATTTAATCATATTTTGTTTTATATTTTCTGGATATAAATATTTTTGCTGGTGTGGGAGTCTCTTAGTATTTTCAATTATATATTTATTATGAATTATATCGTTAATTTTCTCAGTAATAATGTCTTTTATGCAGTTATTAATATTAGAATCTACCATATCTGGTTTAATCCATTCTGATATTATATCTTGAATATTATAAATATTTTCATCAATCGTTTTATCTTTTAAATATCTTTCATACATTTCAATACGTTCGTCATATGTTGGTATTTTATTTCTCATATTACCCACACCCCTTGTCGCATCATTAAAGTAATTTAAATATTTATTTTCTTCATTCATTTCTTGTGTAGCTTCATCGCATGCCTTAGTAAGTTCTTCAGGAAATTTAATTTGGAGATAAGATCTCATTTTTAATGGTTTATCTGAGTTCATATATATTTCCCAGTCTTTTTTAGAAAC